GATTGAATTAATTCATATTTTAAATATTTTCCTTCACCACCTTCTAATATTGAATTATATGTATATCTATTTAAATCATAATCTAAGTTAATTGAATCAAATACATCAGTATTTGAATTAGTAAAGGAAGATGTGATTGTTCTAGTATTTACTAAAACAGGATCACTCGGTACTACTTCACCAGTTGTTTCATCTAAAACCACATTATTGTAAACATCTACATTTGTAGACAATATTGGAAATGAATATGCTCGAGCATCTAACGCAACATCAAAATTAACTTCACTATAATTAGCTGAAAATAATCTATTAAATTTACTATTTATATGTTTAGGAATAACAATATCTGATCCTAAAAATAAAAATTCTTCTAAAGAAATTGTCAGTATAGTTGTATTATCATCAAATACTTCAATAGAACCTGTAGAAGGTATTTTTCTATCGTCAATTAATGAAATAGTAGGTATTTCATTATACGATGTGTATTTTAATGAATAAACTCTAATGTTGGTATATGTTGTATCAATATTATCTATTTTTACAACAGGTATTGCACCAACACTTTCATTTAATGCACCACCACCGAGAACTTTTTTATCTAAGGGTATTAATTCACTTAACGGGCTTAATTTTGTTTGCGCTGAATTAAGTCTGTATAAATTATAAGCATACTGAATCATACCCGAAGTATGTGTTCCTCCAGCTAATACGTTAGAGATTGACGGGGCACTTAATTTATATTGACCTACGGTATCAATTACATTTACTGGTAGATCTATTAATTCTTCTAAATCCTGATTAACTAATGAGTGTTTTATGTTTAAAAACTGCATCTGATTAACACCATTAACCCAATATATTTTATCAATATTTGAATTTTCAAAATTATTTAAACATTGTATTGGATGAATAGTTGAAAATTTTAAATTTCTTAAATACAATAAATTCAAATCATAAGTGTCATATTTAACACTCCAAATACAATCAAAACCGTGATCATCTGTTGTAAACAATATTACATAGTCACGTGTAGTACCCTGTCCTATTATTATCTGATCTCCACTTTGAGATGTATAATTTATTTCATCATTGGTATAAGATAATGTTTTTGAACCGTATGTTATTATTTTTGTATTATAATCTATAATAGGATTAGGTATTTCAAATATTAATGAATTTCCTTTTTCATTTGTAACTGATCCTGTACTTTGAGAATCTGTAGCAATTATTCTGATATTTTTACCTTCAAAATAAAATTCATTAGGGAATTTTGACTTAGTAATATCCTGAGCCATTCCCTTGTAAGACTGTTTAATTGCTTTGTTCATTATTTATTGTTTATATGTAAATATATTGTGTATTATTTTTTCTAGAACCATTTAGTTTTCTAGACATGTTTTTTATTGATAAATTATTTTCATTACAACATGCGGTTAATGTATCCCACTGATTATCTGTAATTATACATTTTACTTTTTTAGCAAACGGTGAATCTTTTCCTTTTTTACCAACATTTAAAGTATTGTTTAAATATTCTTGTTTACGTAAATCTGAAAGTAATTTTTTTTGTTCATTTGAAATAATTTTACCTTTATTACATTCAGAACTTCTTTTTCTTTGAAATTCTGAAACAGGTCTAGTTTTCATAAAATTACTAATTTTATTTTTAGTTTCTTTACTGAGTTTTTTACCTGTATGGGCTTTAGAAATTTTATCTTTAATTTGTTTTGATAAATAACCTGATTTATCATTTGTGCTTGTTAATTTACAATTTAAACCATTTTTAGATAATACATTATAAAAATCTTGCCAATATCTTTCTCTTTCGTTTAATTGTTCATTTAAACAAATTTCTATAATTTCAAATTTATGATTTTCTACACCATATTTATTAAAAGAATTTTTTAATCTTACATGTGATAAATTTTGATTAATATTATTATAGGATGTAAATCTTTGATTTATATTTATAGATTGTCCGATATAAATTCTATTTTTTGGCGATATTATTTTATATATTCCTATCATGTTATTTAAATTATTACCTGTAACGTCGCAGGCGTTCTTTTTCACCCATCTTCTTAAAGAAGTTTTGATGTGCTGTAGTATTGATAATAAGTCTATTTAAACTATTCATCATAGTTTCCATTTTATCAAGTGACGGCATTTGTAATGATGTAAATGCTGAAGGAGTATAGAAGTATCTTTTTTGTTGGATGTATTCAAAAGCTTTATCTGTAATTTTACCCATCATCCATAATGGTTCTAAATATCTGCTAAGGATATAATATTCTAAACCTAACATTACTTTTTCGTTGTCAGGTATTAATGGATAACCATCTTCATCTAATGCAATACCTTTGTAAGATATTTCAACTGAACCATCGGGCATAGATGAAAATAAAATTCCTTTTTGAATTTGATATGTAAATTCATTACGTCTATGATTTCCACGTACATTAAAGTCACTGTTTGTTTCATTTGCAAATTCTGCAGGATCCATGTGATAAACATTTGTAGCTTCACGCATTGCAATAGGTTCATTTACAGCACCTTCAATATTTGTGTCCATGTAACGCACACCATTTAGATAAAGTAAATCACAAGGTAACTCTGCCTTATGACAGGTTAATTCTAATGTTTTAAGATTATCAAGGTATATTACAGGTGCACCTAATAATTTAATAAATTCTAAAGCATACTCTGCTCCTTCTTCATAAGTTAGTTCTGCAGCTAAAGGATTTTTCAATACTTTCCACAATACACTACCTAGTGATTTATAATTTGAATTTGTCATGTTAATATAATAAAAATGAGTTATATTTTTCTTTATTGTTATCTTTTATTCGTGCACTAAGTAATCTTTGAAAAGTTCTTGTAGGTTTAAAAAAATAATATTTTTTATTTAAGAAAACTTGTTTATACTTTTTAAAATATATTCTAAATACATATTTTGAACTATGAGTATTTGAATAACGTACAAGTAATTTTTTATCGTAAGCATCTTTATCCTCACTCCATAATTTATTAGTTGCTACCCAATCAACTGGTACAGTATTATACAATTTACCATTTACAATTCTAGGTACACGCTTTTCCTTTTTAATACTTATCGTTGAACCTAAGTAAGGTAAATCATATTCAAGATTATCTTCAATTATTAAATTAACAAGACCTTCGTTAAATTCTGAAATAATGTTTGAATATTTTACACGATCAATTTTTATAGTTGGATGTTTACTTTTAAAAAATTTAAAATAATCAACCATACCATAATGAGTTTTAATCTTACCTTCAGTACGTGGATTCTTAATCATTAGTGTCATTTTCTTTATCTTCTTGAACGGTTGAATTAAATGCTAATTCTTTAATAATTTCATTTTTGATTAAATCAATATAATGTGGTTGTAAAGGATAATCACTTTTAAGTTCATCAAAACAAGGTTCTGCATCTTCACAACTACAACAGTTTGTATAACTTTCTAAAGATAAAGGATCTTCAAATACACCTGTAATTGTAATACACTCTAACATATTTAATGCATCATCTGTAGACAATAAATAAATATGTTTGTCAGCATCTAAAAAAGAAAAGATTCCTTTCCCAAAAGGTGAATGTTTACTATAAATAGCTTTCTCTTTTGTTACAAAGTTAAAAGGTGTACTAATTCTATTTGTAGGACGTACACTTGTAATACCTGATTTAATATGTAATTCTAATGGTTGAGGTACTGTACGTACAGTACGTAAAATATACTCACACTCATAATCTAAATCACATTGATTAGTTGGAACTCTTTCTAATCCTAAACACAATGTTTGTTTTACAGAAATATCTGTTGTACGTTGATAATTGTTTAATTCTTGACGTAAGTACTTAGCACGTTTAATATTAAGTAAATGAGCAATGTATCTGTTACTAATTTCAGAATCATCTGTAAATAATTTTAATTGTTCGCGTACATCATAAATAATTTTTTCGAGCGTCATATTTGTTAAATTAAAAAAACCTCTCAACTACATATTTGAGCTAAGAGGTTTAAGGTTTATTTATTTAGTTTATATTTTTGAAAATTTGTATCACTCATTTCAAATAGTCGATCAGTATCCATATCTCGCATAATTCGTTTGATAGTACCTCGATTAGTTGTAATTGTTTTAACAAGTTTAAGATTTAAACCTCCTGATACAGGTGAACTATATTTAGATGCTCCAGTATCTACACCAACATGACTCATTGGATTCTCCCAATAAACAAGTTTGTCATATACTTTAGCTAAAAGCTCAACATCCATATCACAATATTCAATCATCTTATTCATTGCAATTGGACACTTACGAAGGATAATATCATCCCACAATGCCATTTCAGTTTTAATCTTATTTCCAAAACCTAAAAATTCTGAAATGTAATCAAGACGATTAGAGTTAAAATTGAATTTTCTTTTAGCAACTTTTAATGTATCAAACTGTTTGTAGTTTACTAACATTGGTAAGTTATGATATATTGCTCGTGTTTTAATCCAAGGTAAATCAAATTTATCTCCGTTATGTGAAACAATTATATCTGCTTCATTTAAAACTTCAATAAATTGTTCAATCATAAATTTATCACATTGGTTTTTATCCCATGATAAGTTATAAATCTGATCTTCATTAGACCATTTATAACTTATACATATAATTTTACGTTCATGTAATATATCTTGAGGGTTAATATTTAAATTATAACCTACTCTCCAAGACTTAACAATATTATAAGATGTTTCAATATCATAAATTAAAACTTTTGCTGTATTTTGTGATACTGAATTACTTTGTAATCTAAATTCTTCACGAGATTCACGTAATGCAATTTTACAATTGTTTACTGTAGGATTAAATCCTTTGTTTACTAAATGATTTTTTAATCTTTTAGCACCTTCTTTTACGTAACCTGGCTTATCTTTTATAAATTGTTTAATCTCCGCAACTGTCATATATTATTTTTTATAATTATTACTACAAAGATAATATAAATTATTGACAATTCCAAATTTTAATGTATTTATTTTATAATTTATTTTTTAATACTGAACAGTTTAACAGAATAACCTAGGTAAAAATTCTTATGTGTGTCATAAGAAAATGTCAAAATGTCTTTATTCTTATTTTGAAAACCTAAAGAAGCTTTAACTCCAAAATTATTAAATAATTTATTATCAAAAACATCTACACCAGCATACATTGCAAACTTCTGTTCTTTAATTAACTTAGATGTCTCCACAGAACGCGTTTTAATGACGTATGAAGGCTTTTCTTTTAATAAGGTACCTTGTACCTTAGAATATACTTTTAAGTTGATTGTATCATTGTCATACTCTGTAAGATATTCTCTTTCTGAAATAGCATCTAAATATAATTGTAGTTTGCAAATTGAATCAGTTGCTTTCTCATATTCTTTTACAAGCGAATCGTTTACTGGATTTGTTAAATAGATTGTCTTACCTTTTAATGTTGTATAAACATATTTTGTTTTAGATGGAATCTCTTTAGGTTTAACAGTATCAAAAGTACCTTTTACTTCAGGTAGTTTTACAATACTCACATGTTCCTTATAACAGCTTCTTTGTAAAAATATAATACAAACTAATATTACAATAATCAGATATTTAATAATATCACTATTTAAATTTCTCATATGTTATTTTTTAAAATATACAGAAACTTCTTTTTTTCTACGAGTAACTAAACCTGGTATAACAACACCATTAGCTTTATTCCATTTAAGAAACTCATTTATAATTGTTATATCATTAGGATTAGCATTTACTTTTTTAAGTAATGTACTATCACCTAAACCTTCTGCAATATTATCTTGGTCAATATCGCTGCCTACATTGTAGGCAAACGATACTAACGCATTAAATTGATTTTGTGTAACAGTTGATTTTACTAAAGATTTAACATCTTTTGCAAATAAATCTGCAACAAATTTAAATATTTCAAAAGCATATTCTTTTGTAATTGCAGGATCTTTTAATGTAACCTTTCTACCATTAGGATAAAAAGTATTACCATATCCTATTGTTGGTACACCTGCACTACATAAATAAGGTTTTAACATTAAACCCTCAAATGTAGTAATTAATAAGTAACCTTCATTATTTAATTTCATTTTGAATTTCTTTTTTAAATTCTTTACCAAATATAATCAGTTTTTTAAACTCTTTTACGAATCGCTTACCTGTAATTTTATAGAAATTCTCATCTATTGAGTTTAGTTCTAACCATATTAAACCAACGCTTAAAACTTTTGTTAATAATAAAGGTACTCCTATAATCATTTTAATAAATTCGCCTAATAAATTTACCTCTAAAGTATAGATAACAATTAAAACTATATTGTAAGATAAAAATTTTAATACTAACCTTTTAACGAATGTCGGGCAAAATTGGTGGTTTTTAAATGAGTTTATAATCTCAAGTAAAGCGTCAGCAATTATAAAAGTACAAACTGTAGCCATTAAAGGGTAAATCGGTGCTATAAAAGCCAAAGCTATTCCGATAAATGTGATCGGCTCTATTTTTCTAATTGGTAAAATTAATTCCTTCATTGTTTTATAATATTTCTGTTTGTTCTTCAATCGACTCATCTATTTCAAACCACATAGTAATATCTCCTCCTAATGGTGCAAATATTTCCTTTGTTTCAACTTCTCCGTTGGTTAAAAGTTTGCCGTTGTCGGCTGTTACATGAATATAATATTCGGGTACTATTTCTACTGTCATAATTTTATATTTTTACGCTATTGTCCACAATTTAGTAGTCGCTATTAGTCTTTCTCCTGCTGTTAAACCTGCATAACCAGGATTTCCTGAAACGGTTATTGTTTGTGCTCCTGACGCTGTTCCTAAATTGTTAAATATAGTAACAATATTAGATTGGCTTAAACTCATACCACTATAACTATGTCCTCTCGTTGGATTAACAATTAAACTTTTTGATAATGTAGTATTTGCACCTAACCAAGAAGTAAATACTGTACATAATGGAAGACTAAATGCAGGAAGTTCTCTTAAATTGATACAGTTATTAAATGTTTGATTTAGTGTTGTTACACTAGCTGTATTTAATGCAGGTAAATACATTATATTATTACAACCATTAAACATACCAGTCATATTAGTTGCTGCTACAGTGTTTAACAGTGGAATTTCTGTTAAGTTATTACAACTGGCAAATATTGAAGTGAAATTCTGACCTAATACAGTATTAAATTGAGGTATGCTTTTTAGTGAGCGACATGTGTTAAACATATTGGTAAAGTTAACTACTTTACTTGTATTAAATAATGCTACCGTTTCTAGTGCAGTGCAATTAGTAAACATGTTATTCATGTCTGTAACATTTGAAGTATTAAATGCTGGTGTTTCAACTAATGTCGAACAATTTTGAAACATTGCAGCAGTGGTTGTTCCTAAAACAAAAGCAGGTACAGTTTCTAAAGAAAAACAACCATCAAACATAGAAGAAACATTTGTTGTACTTGATAGATTATAATTAGGTACTACTTTTAAAGAATGACAATTACTAAACATAAGTGACGTAGTTGTGGCGGAACTTGTATCAAAAAGTGGCGCTTCTTCTAATGCGTAACAGTTTTGAAACATAGCATTAAATGCAGTCCTTCCTGTCATTTCTGATGGTTCTATATATACTGACCTTAAGTTAAACAAGTTTCCAAATAAGGTATTTGGATTTTGTACTCCTAATTCACGAATTACAATTTTTTCCAATCTTGCATACCTTATTACACTAGCTAAAGCTCCCCAAGTAACTGTTCCATTTGGTATTCTCACATCAAAATCTAACCACCCTACTGCGTAAGATTTAGCTAATGTTGGGTGTTGAGTACCAAAAACTACTGATGTTAAATTTCCAGCTCCTTGAGGCGTTATTCTTACTAATGCTTGTCTAAATCCTTTACTTGTTAATGTCCCTGATGGCAATGAAGCAAATGTATATTGATAAGCTGCAGTTATACCAGTAGCATAATTTACAGGAGCAGTTCCATCACCCCAATCTACAGTGTAAGCACCTTGACAGTTAAATGCAACGTAGTTTCCACCATCATCATAAACAGCCATTAATCCTATAATTTCTTGAGCACCTGGTGTTGGCATTGTTAACCAATCAGCAGGTCTAGTCCACGTGTTTCCTGAAGGAGTTGACCCTCCACCACCAATTGGTAATTTAAAACTTCCTACTGCCATTAGTTGTATATATTTATAGTTACTATTATATTTGCTGCTGGTGCATTTGTAGCATATAAAGCAACAGTTCCAGTTGCACTTAATGTGCTTGGAAGTACATCAGCAGTTTTTACAGTTGGTACACTTGCGTTTGCAGGTATCACATCTACTATACTAGAAGATGTGATAGCCGCATTTGAATAAACATAAGTATAGTATCCTGACACTAAAGTCCATCCAGCTGAAGCAAGAGTAACTGGCGTTATTTGTAATACATCAACTAATCCATCTTGTAGTTGTCCTTTTGGTATTCTTTCTAATGAGTCCATTATACTGGTATTTTAATTGTTGATATATTGAAATCACTTACTCTCATATTTGAAGTAGAAGTACACTTAACATATAACTCTACATAGTCAGTAGCAACCATTTCAATTTGAACTTGTGTACTTCCTGGATATTCTTGATTAGCTATATCTGTTCTAATTGTCATTTCACTTTCAGGAAGTATAGTTCCATTTTTTGCAATCCCTATTGATAATACTTGAGAAGGAGAACCACTTCTAACATTTGCATTTGCATTAATTAAAAAACTTGTTGAAAAAGCTCCAGAATATGTAAGCCTATTGCTTGTGTGAGTAAATTTAGAATTGTTTGTCCCTTCTGTTGTAGTTCCTGCTGCTTTTACCCATACATTGACATTAGTCAAACCAATAGTAGTGTCTGTAGTATTGTTAACCATATACATAAATCCTCGTGTACTTGTATTGGTAATACCTACACAATTAGAGAATAATGTTTTGTTTGAAGGATATAAAACCCCACTAACATAAGTACCTCCTCCTGAGAAGTTTACTGTATCTAAGATGTACTTCTCATCTCCAACAGTAGCTGATGTGCTAAAGTCAATTCCTGTTTCTCCTGATAAAACAACAAATGAAGAATAGATAATCCTCATCCTCCTTGAAATAGTACAAGTTGGCAATACTGTAATAGCTGTTTTTCCTGGTGCTACATCAAACAGACAGTTACTAAATGCTGATGTTCCTAATGTTCCATCAAAAATAAAGCCGCCACTATTCAATAATGCAGAATCTCCTGCCACAAAGTTAGTGTAGTTCTTTATAGTTCCACCACTTGCGCAGTTTAGTAAGTTTACTCCGAACCAATCCAAAGCAGTTGTTACGCCATCTCCTTGCAAGTCAAATACAAGGTCATGGGTAAAAGATATATTTCTAATTGGCAAAGAATATGTAGATGTGATTAAAGCTGTAGCTGAACTCAATCCAGTTGAACTAATTGAGCAGTTTTCAGATGACCATCCTACAATAACAGTATCCTGACCGCATACTATTCTTCCGCCAACTAAATCAATATGCTTTAAAAATAAATATGTATATCCTCCTACTAAATTGTAAACATTAGATATAGGAGTTGGTAAATCAGATATGTCATTTACTTCTACGAAATTAGGATGACCTCCTTCATAACCAAACGCATCAATCTCTGATTTCGTATAGTAGTCTAAAACTCCAGCAGTTGCTGGTGTGTAAAGAATAACTACCCTATCAGAAGTCTCTAAAGTATCTGATATTGTAAGTGTAGTTCCAACTACTGAATATTGTAATTCTCTTTGTTCAACACCTCTAACAAACACAGCAATAATAGAACTAGGAGTACTTGACAAAGTGAAACTCTGAGAGCCACTATAGTAGAATTGTTGTCTAGTGATAGGAACTCCTTGACTTATTTGTTTATGCTTCCATAAAGAAGTTGCGCTGTCGTAATAAAGGACATCATCGTCAGCTAAAGTTGCAGGGTTGATTGAAACATTATGAAGCTCTTCTAATTCAAAACCATTACTAATTCTATAAACAATTCTTCCAAGAGTTGGATGTGTTCTAGCAACAGTGCCTACAAATACAATGTGATTAGGAGCACTTGGTTTCACATTAGTAACAAACCCAGCAGTAGTTGGAGAAAGCCACAACGGGTCTCCATCTGCCAATACGTCATTAGTAAAAGGATATGTAGCACCATTAGCACTTGTTCTTGTATCTAAATTGTGAACAGTTCCTAATGCAGCAACTAATCCATCTGAATTTAAACCAATATCAGATAATATAACTCCAAATGTTCCTGAAGAAGTAGCTTCCGAATTAGCTTGAGCTTTATAAGCATTAGGTCTGTATCCAGTAGATCCACTTAAATAAACAATAGTTCCTCTTCTTAATATATCAGATACTGAAGGATTCCTAACTGTAACAGAAATAGTCTCGGAATAATCAACAATTCCATCATTATCAGTATCATAAGTTGATTTCTGCATATCTCCAGTGCCAACAACTATACTTTGGTTTTCCCATTGAGATGTAGTTGTATTATACTGTAATAATTGTCCATTAAGAGGAGAGGATACAGTTACATCTGTAAGTTCATCTATACTTGAAATAGCATTAGATATTTGAATATAAACAGAACCACTCCATCTATAAGACTTATTTTCTAATAAGTCAACATATATTTTGCCAGTTTCTCCAGTAATAGGAGTAGTCAGTCCAGCATCAGAGTAAAATACTCCTGTTGAAAGATATCCCTCAATAACATCATCTACATAAGATGGTAATTGTGTGCTAGGAACTTTACCTGCAACTAAGTCAGCTTTTAAAGCTAAAGCATCAAACACACCATTAGAAGATACTGCATTTGCACTACTATCAATAGGTATTGAATCAATAGTAATAGCAGGAACATCGTCTTGATAAGCAAGTTTCTTCCATGCAGTTCCATTGTGTATTGCAGGTCTATTTGAATCAACAGAATCAAATACAAGCATACCTGCTGAAGAATTTAATATTCCATCTAATCCGGTTGGAAAGAATTTGGCAGCTGAATTTCTATATATAGTAAATACATCTTTTCTAACTAAAGAAGACGGTCCCGCTCCTATATTAAATAACCTATCAGTACCAGTTTCAGTTGCTACGTACGTAGTTCCATAAAATCCTATAGCCATTTCAGCGTATCCAGGTGCAGTATTTGCTAATCCAGATGTAGAAGAAAATATGCCTTTAGATTTGTTAGAAAATCCCTCTGAACTAGAATAAGGACCAGATGCCTCATTAAGTTTTCCAGTTGCAAATGAATTTAATCCAGTTGCTCCATATACAGAACTAGCTACAGTAGATAAAGATAAATCAACAGCTCCAACACCTATATTACCATAGTTAAGAGGATTTCTTCCAGTTCTAGCTATACCAACATTGCCTCCTTCTGTTATTGTAGAGAACGGAGATATATTTGATTGGTTTACTTCTGCATAAGCTCCATCCCAAATCCACAACTGACCAGTGTCAAGTGTAATATATAATATAGATACAGAACCAGGATTAGGTAAATTTACATAAGTATCTACCTCAATAATTTCATCTGATGATAAAGAAGATGCAATCCAATGACCATCTTTTCTAGAATAAACAACCCCATCAATAGGAGCTTCTTCAATATACACTGATAAATCAGGTTTATTTAAAATTTGTGAATCACCAGATACCGCATTCCAGTCAGGTTTTTCTTGTGGAATAATATATCCTGCACCAAGACTAACCCAGTATGCATCATTTGTTGGTACTATACTATCATTGTCAGCAATACATCTATATACAAGTAACACACCATCTACCTCATAATTAACAAACGTGTCTATTTTATAATAGTTACCATTTGCAGTTGAATGATTAGGTGTCCATAAAGGTGCAACTAGTACACCTTGGGACGTTAACGTTAAACTTGATTCTACGCGTGCCATTATATTGTTTCTGTTAAATATTCAAAAAATACTTTACCACCAGCTAAAACATTAAATTCTACAGCTGTTTGATTAAGTGTTGTAAATTCTACATTTCTTGTACTACCTGCAGGAAAAACATTACCTTGATAAATAATGTTACCTTCTAAAACATTAAGGCTGAAACTATGGAATGAATTAACAGGAAAGTTAACTACACCCATTGTATCATACGTTATTGATGTCAATGTGTCATAGTTTGGACCACCGTTTGCACAGTTATTTACAGCAGCTACAAGTTCTACAAGTAAATTTAAATCTGAAGGTTTTACTTCCTTACATGTTTGAAATGCTATTAACAATTCGTTAATAGTTTGATTTATTTCATTGCACTGTATAACCATATATTTATTATTTAATTAATTTATATTTATTTTATTAGCAAGGAGGTGCACAGCAACCAAATTGTCCTACAACACCATCACTACCTATTATAATTGCTTCGGATATAAAACAAGGATCACCAAGACAAGAACTTGAATTAAATAATGATCCACTAACATATCTACGCCATTGTGATGCTGAATCTATATTATTATAACCATCATATCTTATAGAACCTCCTGAAATTGGTGTTGTAAATATAACATCACCTACACTAGCAGTATTAACTATTCTAGTAGCAATCCACGCATAACTTGTACTTGGTGCATCAAATAATCCATCTTCAGTTGTGCGAGTATTATTACCAACACTAATTTGATGTCTGTCTGCTGTTTCTGGATCAAAACAATCAGCAAATATTTCTTTAGCAAAAATATCATCAACTGAATCTTTAACTACAACCCAATAGGTACCTACTGCAGTTTCAGGATAGTAAACAGCTACACTACCAGGATTAGATGTTGCACTCCAAGAGGTGTTAGCTAATGCTAATGCTTCACTTGTAAAAGTATCTGTTGCAGGATAATAAGGTCCTACTCCTCCTGTTATATCATCTAATATAATATTGGTTAAATCTGAACCACTACATGCTTTAGTTAAGATAAAATCAATAGGTAATATTAATGCTTCTTCAGTTACTGTTGTATATGCTTTCTTTTTAAATAGTTGCATAGTTTACGCTTTTATGTTTCCTCCTAAATAATAACTATTGCTCGTACCTTCTTTCTCTAAATAAGCAAAGAAATTTGGTCCTTTTATTTTATTTGCAGATGTGATAGGTGTAAGAACTGTTACACCAGAATAAGGACTAATTGTAACATCACCTGCTCCTTTTTGTATAAGAGCTACTGCAAATTTTTCAGGTAACCCTGTTGAAGGAATCCCGATAACTTTATTTGTACCTCCTGTTTCTATAATTAGAGTATAGTTATTATCTGTAGATTGAAGTGTATATTCACTATCTCCAAATACAGTAATATTACGTTGTAAGTTATTTGAACTATCTCCATTTTGAGTAAAAGAACAAACACCATTTCCATTGGTCATCCAAGGATAATTATCATTGTGTGTAACATATTCTACTGCAAAAGAAGTCAAAGTATTAGGTCCAGTACCCTGTACAATAACGTTTTTAATAGCGAGTATTAAAAATTGTTCTGAATCTGTTGCATTAAAAAATCTTAAATATCCTTTTGTATTACTATTAGAAAGTGAAAAAGTATCTATCCAAGAAGATAAATCTTCTCCTACAATATTTACATTATTAAATCCTACCTGATAAATTGTAGTGTAGTCAAAAGGATCAGAAGCTCTAAATGAATGACGAGCTGTAGATACTGCTATAAAACTACTACCTTCTAAAGGATTAGATGATATTGATGATGCTATAGATGTTACACTATTACCTCCAAAGACACCATTAGTACCATTAGTACCGTTAGTTCCCGCAGGTCCTGTAAATGTAAATGGAAAAAAGTTATATACTTTATTTGAATAATCAATACCAAAAGCAATTAATCCATCAGGATATGTAAAGTCAAGTGGTACTAATCCTGTGTTTTCTTCACCTGCCTGAACTTCACGCCATTCGTAATTAGTTCGTTCAGCTATACAGAATACACGTAATCCATCATAATATGTGTATGCTAAATTATCACTAGTACCTAAATATTCAAGTGTTGCTTCATCTGCAACGTATGTTTTAACATCTAAAGGAATTTGTGTTGTAAGTTTTAAACCTTTAACTATATTATTGTAATCTGCCATTATTTTTTAATTTTAAAGTAAATATCTCCGTGACTGTATATGTTTTTAGAAACAAATAATGTTGAATTTATTAAAGGTATTAATACAATATCAAAAGCATCTGCAACACTGTTACCCATTATATCATACATTGTATAAGTTGTAGTTGTCGACTCTGTTGCTAAAAAGCATATTCTACCAATATTAGAATAAGCAATTGTACGCCCTGTATTAAACGATTCGTACGTGTCTGATAACTTACCATTAACGTATGTGTGATCGTCCACCAGAGGCTGTATACTTGCTAAATTAGCAGTAATAGTTGTTTCCTGCCAATAATATATCTTAGGAAACTTTGGAAAATCATTACAATCTTCTGCTTCAGCCTGAATAAAAGCAGGTCTTGCTGTAGATTGATATGTTTTACATATTGTAGGTCTACATATTTCATCTGATTGAAATGTTGTAGCATAATAGATAGATAATAAACCGTTAATCTGTTCACTTGTTAATGTTATACATCCACCATTTAACAAATTAGCAATTATATCTATGAAATATAAATTCTTAATTTTTAATTTACCATAAATCTTAGATCTATTATAAATTCTTTCTATAGAACCTATTACTAACGATGTATGATTCTTATCATTAACTGTTAACATATTAGTGTTGTTTAAATTTGTTACATGATGCACACTCTGCAGTTTTACAATCTTTACAAGTGTTTAATGAACATAAGTGTTTTAGTTTTGTTAATGCTTCTAATGCCTGTATGTAATAACCTATTTCAAAGCAATTTTCAATTGTTTCTATTAGAAGGTTAATTAACAATACTGTATCATTAAATGTAGCACCGTTACAATTAGGACAACCTGTATTTTTAAGTTCTAAGATATAATTTACCAAACATGTTTTATACTCTGTTAAATTATATGTTATACCTAAAGTTGGAAGTTGACAGGTATCACATGTTGTATCTGTAGTATCATTTGTTTCAACCTCAATAAAATTAACATTATCAAACGATGTGATACCTAAATCTGTAGCTAATACAAAAAACACTTCTTTATTATTGATATTTGCCAATTTATATGATAAATCTACCGCAGCAGTATAATCTTTAAAAGTTGTACTGTCCCACAATAAAATAGAAGTTATACTAAATCCTACAGTAGTTTCAACATCAATTGCTAATTTACTGCCTTCTTCTAGGATTTCAAAATTATTTATTTTTACCATTTTTTATATACGCAAAAAAAAAGGAAGAAGATTTATGTCTTCTTCCTTTAAGGTTAATTTTATAATGTTTATGCTACAGCTAAGTTAGCAGGAACTACTGCGTTACTTCCTACAGCAGTACGAATACTTGTAAGGATAGTGTTTGTTGCAGCGTTGTTTGCTAAAGTATCAGTTACTTTATCAACCATGATAGTTAACACTTTGTATTGTCTTTCAACAGAAGTTTCTTTTCTTTCTGAGTAATAAACAACTTGAATAGTGTTATACAAACCAGCGATTGAAGCGTAGTAAGGAGTATTAAAGTCTGCAGGATATCCTGTTTGACGGTAAGCCTCATATTTGTAACCTTTAACGAACCACTCGTAGTTAACAGCAGCTTTACCAGTTCCAGAACCAGGATTGTTACCATTGCTAGTTGTAGCAGTTAGTAAACCTAAGTTTTGTTGTGGTTGAGTCAAATCTTGAATGTTTTGATATGTTTTTGCAAGTACATCAAATTCAATTTGCTTACCAATGATTTTTCCAGGAACTACAGTTTGTGCTTTACCAGTAATAGTAAATCCTAGTGGAGAAGCAGTAGTTGCAGTTACGAATTCAAAATCACCTCTTTTAATAAGGTTTTTTCTCAAAGAAGACAACAAACCGTCACGAACAGTAGTTGCTGTTTCAGCAGTTACAGATGCTCCAGTTACATAGTAACCTTGAATGATTGCAAAGTTTTCAGGAGATAATGAACCACCGTCATTGTACAATCTAATTTCTACTGCATAAGTGTAGTTTGCAAGAACGTTTCCTGTAAAACCAGCAATAGCAACAGATTTTTGAACTTCAGGAGCGTAAGCTGCAAGAGTTACTTTTTCAACATTAAAAGGATCTACAACATCAGAAAACTCATAGTTTAATCCTTTTCCTGCATCACCTGCAGTTTTTTGCAAAACCTTAAAAGGTACATTTGCAGCGGCAACGGTACCGTTTTCAGCAAATACTCTGATAGACTTGTTAGCAGCATTTGCTACGAAATCTTGTGCAGTAGTATTTGTTGCAGCCGTTGCACCAATAATTAATTCACCAACTTGATTTGGTCCAAACATAATTTTTTTATTTTATAATTTATAATTTATTCATTTCTTTGGTCTAACTGTACTTTACTTTCTAAGTTAGACGGCTTGTAATCTCTAAGTGCTAATTCTACAGCACGGTCTAATATTTCTCGATGAATGCTTTCATCTAATTCACATGTATAAGGTGTCTGATAACCATCTATAGATATATTTTCACCAGGAAATGTAGTATTAAGATTTGACAATATTATAGGTCTTGGATATTTAATATACCTTAGTTGATATTTTGCAATCGTATAAGGTGTAACT